GGAATTGAAACAAGTGAGCTACCATTTTGAGTTTGATTATGATATATGGGTTTTAATAAATAAAAGAGGAAATAAAAGGAGAAAAAATGATTGATGTAATGTTAAGCAAAGCAACAATTCCTATGTTGCTACACGAAATACTAACAAGAAAAGGTGATGATGGTAATGTATTGTTTAATGCAAATTCAGTACAGATAGCAGGTAATAAAGTAATGCTGACTGCTATCACACCAAACTTTACTATGACATGGATTCCTGAAACAACAGAGGAAGAGTAATGGACTTTAACGAAATGGAGTACAACGACAGGGTAGAAGGTGGTGTTGGTAAACAAGCAGAGGACATTTTTGAACAACACCTTACAGACTTAGGGCTAGTAAAACAAAAAGACTGGTTGAAAGCAGCAACTAGCCCATGGGAACATAGTATTGATTTCTTTTGGTACTACACAGACATCATAACTGTTCCTGATTACATCTTTAACAGGAGAGATAAATTGTATTTGACAGAGGTCAAAGGTACAAAGAAAATAAAGTTTTCTGATATGGTAAAGCTACGAGAGTTATACGAGAGAGCAAAAGATTATCCTGAAGTTAAAGTTGGTATAACTTATGTCAATATAAAAACCAAAGAGGTCAAGTGGTATTCTTTTGATGAAGTATTAAAGATGTGGGATAGCGTAAAAGAACATCACACTTACCACGAAAAAGACTTTAAAGGTCAAGAGAAAAGATACAAGATACTACCTTTATAATATCTTTAGATTATCCCAACCTTTTTCATTGACAGTAAATGTAAGAACACCAGGGTGCGACCACATACCACTTCTAGCAGTAAAGTCTATGGACTTATCTAAGCTAGGTGATTGAAACCAAGTCCTATCACCCTGTTGCTTACTACGAAAGTGATGATAGTGTCCTGTGATTAATATTTGACACTCACCTGCAGGAAGAAAGCCATACATCTGACCTTTCCACCAGTTTTCTATCTTGTTTTCAGGATTGCTGCCTCCACCTGAAGTCATGTGTCCATGTGTCCAACCACAAGTTATTCCTTTGATGTCCATGACTTGATGAAAACCATCAGGAACTACAACAGATACCTTTTTATATCTATCAGGGTTGGCTTTCATAATCTCTTCACATATCTGCAAGTGCATAGTATCTGTGTTATCTAATCTGTTAGTGACAACCTGACCTTTCTGTGACCTAGAAGCCTCGCCATGATTACCTGGTGCTCCTGCTAAAACAAGTTTATCTGCGTGTGGTAGGAAAGTATCTACTGTTTTCATCATCATAGACCTAGCTAACGCATACTGTTCTATCATTGTCAACTCTATGTTAAATGGTTGGCTATCGTAAAAGCCATAACAGTTTTCAGTAAGGTCACCTAGTCCAATCATGTATATCTCATCTATCTGAACACCTATCTTACGCAGTTCTTTAATTCTATTTACTGCATCTTGTAGGGCTATATCGTAGCGTTTAATAGTATTCTCAACGCCATAATCTTTCTTACCTAGCTGCCAATCAGCCATAAAAAACAAAAAAGCAGTATCACCTCCATGTGTTTTTAGTTTTAATGGTGGCTTACGACCTGCTTGTTTAAATAATGCCTGGAAATATCTGTCATGTCCAGGTCTTTTCTTCTTTACAATGCCTTTAAACGCATAAAAGGTAGTAGTTTGTCCTCCTTTTAGCTGTGCATTCCATGAACTGGCTCGTACAGAGCCCTCTATTTCGTAAATTTTAGGGTCAAAACCCCAACCTTCAAGTATCTCATCAAACTTCTGTCTATAGTTAGGGTCTGTTCCAACATGTGTGATTTCACCTAGACCAGTTTGTTCATTGACTTCCAGACCTGGTTGCCAACCTGATTTGTAGAAGTTATTACCCCACTCTTCAGGTATATTTTTATTGGACATTTGTCCTCCTTTGCCCTGTAATTAACAGTTTACTACAAAGGAGTGACAAAATCTACTTAGTGATTTGTTTTTTAGCGTATGTCTTGACTACTGCAAGGGCAGCACCACCACCAGCTAATGCAGCTAACTGTAAAGTTTCAGCTTCTACACCAACTAATGGAGCAACTGTCAATGCACCAATGAACGCTTCAATGAAGGTCCAAATGGCTCTTTCAAGCATATCTTTGAGTTCTTCACTCATTTTATACTCCCATGAATCAGACCAGGGTGTCCACCATACATCTTTCTTAAATGTACCATCTTGGTTTCTTGCTCTTTTAATTCTATCAAACATTATTGAATCAACCTACCTTTCAACATAGCATTACCTATCAAAACATTTCCATTTATTTCTTCTAATTTATCATAAACTGTGTTAGCTAAAACAACATGGTCTTTAGCTTTATTGTCTTGTTTACCTTCTAGTAGTTTGTTTATTGTTGTGTATTCTATGGTCACATCTTTACCTTGAAGTAATTGACTTGCCACTTTTGAGTACATTTTTTTGTACGCTACTGTACTGCTGCCTATAAATCCATCTTTAGATACTTCTAAATCTTGTTGTGTTTCACCTACAATTAGGCAACCTGATGTATGTTCATCAGTATTTCCTGTGTGTATAAGTATATAGGTAAAGTTAGGCACATCTTGTATATGCAACATGCCATAGTGTGCGTTCTTATATCTCTCTGAATACTTAGCATGGAAACCACCTGTCTTTCTAAACTTAATATCATAAGTTCCCTCTGGTATGCAGGTTTCATGCATAACCTTTACTGCTTGATACTGGTCCTCTAATGTATAACATTCAAACAAACCATCAATGAATAGCAACCCATTTGTTGCATCTGTTCCAAATTGTGTCCTAACTACAGTTAATTTCACCTATACCTCCATATTCTCCATTACAAATAGTAATATGCGTACCTGCTTCATTAACATAGGACACACACATTACTTACCACCACAGCAACCACTACCACAGCAGTCCATGTTATTCTCCTTTTCTAAAGCCTATGGTTAACAACCATATACCTAAAGTTATTATAGTAGCTAATCCTGTGATTTGTTGAGCACTTCCAGTAAGTGTAAGTGTTGCAATCACTAAACCAACTAAAGTCCAACTAAGATTTAGTGTTTCTTTAATTGCTTCTACTAGCCAAGACCATAACTTTTTAATCATTAGCTTCTCCTAAATATAAACGCAGCCATACTAGCTATTCTAGTCAAGATTACAGGAACTACGACCTCCTGTGCTTTTTCTTTCTGGTCCTGTGTCATATCATCAGATATGTTTGACAAGTTTATCTCTGTTATATTGTCAAAATCTACTAATACTTCTAAAGGATTTTCTAAGAAAGCCTCATACTGTACCTCTGTCACAACATCAGCAAGTGTGTAATCCTCTACATCAGCGTTCTTAACTGCTCTTTCTACATACTCTTCAACTGCTTCTGCTACCACCTCATCTTCTTTTACAGCTTCAGCAATAATTTCAACATCTTCTTTTTCTACTTGTAACACTTCTGCTACAACTTCTACCTGTTCCTCTGTAAGTTCTGCTACATCTTCAATAGCTTCTTCTACTACTGCCTGTATAACTTCTTGTACTTCCTCTGAAACTTCTTCTAAATTTTGAACACCAACATCATTAACTTCTTCAAGAACTTCTATGACTTCTTCTGTTTCTAGTTCCTCTACATATTCTTCTATAGCTTCAGCAACTTCTTCCTCTGTTGCATCTTCTTCTACAATAGGAACTTCTACAACTTCCTCAATCTCTGCAACCTCTATGGCTACTTCTTCTTCTGTAAGTTCTTCAGGTTCTTTTATTTCTTCTTGTATATCCTGGTCTTTGACATCTTCCTCTTGAACTGTATCTTCTCTGATGATGTCATCTCCTGGTATCTCTTTATCCAACTCATCTTCTATAATCTCTTCTTCTACAACTTCTTCTTCTATAATAATTATTTCTGGTATCTCAATGACAATTTCTTCAAAGTCAAACTCTTCTTCAAGTATCTCAACATCAATCTCCACTTCCTCTTCAACAATATCTTCTTCTTTGATAGGTTCAATATCTTCCACTTCATCTTTAGGTTCCACTTCAGGTACCACAACATCATCATCAGAAAGCTCCTTTTTGGTATCTGGTTGTTCTTCATCAACAACTATTATAACTTCTTCTTCTGGTTCTTCTTCTGGTATATCACAATCTCCACGCTCTATCTGTATATCAGTCATATAACAACCATACGCTTCTTCATTAGCTTTACGCTGATTATCTCTATCAACAGTTCCATCTTCTACTTCTGATGGTTTATATTCTACTTTAGAACCATCTTCCATTACAACCTCTACTGTTTCAGGTTCAGGTGGAGGTGGTGGTGGAGGTGGTGGAGGTGGCACAGTAGTAGTAGTTGTTGTGGTTGTAGTAGTAGTTGTGCTAGAAGTAGTAGTGGTATCAGGCACAGTAGTTGTACTTGATGTAGTTGTTGTTGTAGTAGATGTATCTAAACAAGTAGATGTTGGAGCAGTCCATTCTCCTAAATTTATAAAAGGTAATTGATTAGGTATAGTTATAGTTTGTTCTGCTGTTAATGTACTATAACTATTGTCTGTATCATTGTCAGACCTTATTTGTGTTCTAAATGTACCATATGGATTTTCAAAATATGTTTGTAAATCTTCTAAAGAAAATACATAGTAGTTCCAAACAAGATTATCTGTATGTCCAAAGGAAGTAGATACACAATAAGCAGTAGTTGTATCTATAGTTTCATCACTAATCGTAAACCATATTGTGTATTTTTCTGGTGGACTATCTTCAAATCCATCAGATGTATATATACCTATAGTTAAATCACCTGTTGTAGTATCTAATGCTATTGACTGATTGTACGCAGGTTGTGTTGGTACATGGTCAGCCATTACAGGCAAAGGTATTAATAAAAAGATAGCCAAGAGTATTCTTAGCATTACATTACAATCGCTGCAACAACTCCACCAAGTGCTACAAGTAGCGTTA